TCACTGGTCCACCCTCGGGAAGTCTACAAAGCGGCAATTCTCTCCGGAGCCACCGGCATTATCGTCGCACATAATCACCCAAGCGGAGACCCGGCACCCAGTCGCGCCGACATCCAAGTCACCCGCCAACTTCGTGAAGCCTCCAAAGTAGTCGGAATTGATTTACTCGACCACGTTGTGATCGGCACTGCCGAAGATGATCCGCTCGGGCTCGGCTTCTACTCCTTCAACGAAGCAGGACTCCTATGAACATAACAAACAGCACTCACTCATCACCGCTGGTATGGCGACCCTCTTGTCCTGAGGACATCGTTGGCCCAGCGGGGCAGATCGCCTCCAAACTCATCCAGAAAGTAAGCAAAGCCAAGAACGACGGTCGTGGACCAATCAAGATCCTGATTTATGGACCTCCGGGCGTGGGCAAGACCACCATCGCCGAGCTGTTGGCCTCAGCATTGACGGCCTCGCAATGGAGCGTTGAAGACGCGAATGGCAAACTCGTCACTATCGAGACCGTGAAAAACTGGATGCGTGAACTGGCTTTCGGGAACCTGTTCAGCGACTGGTCGGTAAAGATCGTCAATGAACTCGACCGCAGTTCGCGTGACGCCCAAGACCTGATGCTGACCTACCTCGATAAGCTGCCGCCCGGCAGAGCCTTTATCGGGACGAGCAACCTCGACTTGGGTCAGCTCACCGAAAGGTTCCAGACTCGCTTCCAAGCGATCAAACTTGAAGCCCCGGCATCCGAAGAGATCCGGGGCTTTTTGATGCAACACTGGAAGGTGCCGGAATCGGTCGCCTCGATGATCTCAGTCGGATGCGGAGGCAACGTCCGCGCCGCTCTCGCCGACCTCGAAACGCACTTCGACGCCCATGAGTGAACGCGAGCAATTTAGGAGGATACTCCAGCAGACGATTTCAGGAGCAGCAAACTGGCCCCAAAAGGCAGACCGCAGCATCAAGGTCGATGATCCCGGGCACGGTTGGCTTCTCCCGATTCTTCTGGAAGTCGAGAGCCGCTGCTGGGGCCGTTGGGAGCACTGGTTGCGCACCGCAGAGGCAGGCAAGATTCTGGATGAGCCGATTCCACAGATACACTTCTGCGGAACCGGCAATCCACATGTGCGGCGGATGCACGAGAAGTCCTTGGATTGCATCGCGAACTATGGCGGCTGGCAGGGTTGGGATAGCTGGAGACTCTTCGACTACTATCTGGACTGGCTGCTCTATGGATTTGGAGATCCAAGACAACCGAAGCCACCGGAAGAACCGTCGCCCGGAGCATTCAGCCGCCTCTGGCAAGTCTTCTGCCTCGAAGCGATGATCGCATGGCCAACCGATATGTTTGGCGACCTCATGGCCGAAAACCGATACGGACGCGGGGCTGGCTTCTTCCCAACTCCTGAACCCGTCGTCGAAATGATGGTTCGCATGACAATGGGCGACGATGATTGTCGACTCAAAACGGTGATGGATCCCTGCGTGGGCACCGGCCGTATGATCCTACACGCGAGCAACTACTCCTACCGGCTCTACGCGCAGGACATCAATCCGACGGTGATCAAAGCCTGTCTGGTAAATGCCTACTGCTTCGCCCCCTGGCTGGTTCGTCCATTCCCATTTCTCAAAGAAATGCCCGTGGAGCAGGTGAGCCAGCCGGTAACGTTTCCGAAACCGAAGCCGATCCCAGAACCTGCACCAATCCAAATCAACGGTCATGCGCCAGCGAACGCGCAAATGCTCTTATTCGATGAGATTTGACACTTGAATCGAGAGCATGAGTAAAACGGCAACTCCGAAAGCGAAGGGACTGGCAGACGGCATCGAGGTATGGTGCAGCTTCGACAAGCTCGTGCCCATCGAGGAATTGAAGCCCAATCCTCGCAACCCGAATACCCACCCGGTGCGCCAGATCGAACTTCTGGCGAAGAACATTCGCTACTTTGGATGGCGCCATCCGATTACCGTCTCGAAACGCTCCGGCTGTATCGTCGCCGGACATGGCCGACTGGCAGCTGCTCAGGAGCTGGGCATTCAACTTGTGCCAGTCGACTATCAGAACTTCGCCAGTGACAGCGATGAAATGGCTGTGCTCGTGGCAGACAACCGCCTCGCAGAGTTGGCATCCATCGACCTCAATTCCCTCGAAGGGATCATGAACGACCTGAACGTCGAGGGCTTCGACACAGTTCTCACCGGATTTGATGAAGCCGACCTCGAAAGCCTCCTGCAGGGAGAGGATGCACCCAGCGATGAAGGCGACGAAGCTGAGGACGAAGAGCTCGACAAGGGCGACGTCACCATCGCACTCGGACTCTACCGCTTCAAAATCAGTCAGGAGGACTATCTCACTTGGCTCGATGACGTGAAGCAGGACGTGGGCTTCGACAAAGACGCAGTCACTAAGGAACTCCGTAAGCGACTCGGATTATGATCAAACTCGAAGCTATCGATGGCATCCAGCCGTCCACCTACAATCCGCGAAGTGCTGATCCGGAGCGGCTCGATCTGATTGAGCTGTCACTGCGTAAGCTCGGTTTCCTCGCGCCCATTTTTGCCGACAGCAAAGGCGAGATTCTTTCCGGTCACCAGCGCCACCTCGTTGCCTCCCGTATGGGAGCGAAACAGTTGCCAGTCTTTCGGACGAAGCCAATGGACCTCGCACAGCGCAAGGCTCTGAACATCGTCTTCAATCGCGCTACCAATGACTTTGATTGGAACAGCACACCGGAGAAAGTCACTCGCGAGTTGGCTGCGCTCGATGTGCAAAAGCTCGCTGCTGCCATCCCTGACAAAGAAGTGGATTCGCCGGAATTCATTCGCTGCCTGCACCCGAATCAGGTCAGCGTGAAAGAGCTTTGCCGGGCAAACTCAAATCGTTGGATGCAGTATGCACGCAACCTTGCTCGCACCCTTCACCGGCATGGTATCCTGATGCCAATCGTCTGCCGAAAAGACGGCACCGTGGTAAACGGCATTGGACGCTTGGAGATGCTGGCCGAAAAGAAAATCGAAACTGCACCAGTGGTCTATGTCTCCGACGAGGAGGCAAACTTCGCTCAGGCCATGATGAACCTGCTCTCGATGGATTTCGATGTGCACACGCGCTATGCCGATCTCCTCCGTCACAATTCGTTTCGCAGAGCACGCCGGGTTCGCGAAGAACTGGGCAATGGATTCATCTTCGCCGTGCATGGCGCAAAGCCCTGCCATACATTCGACATCTTTAACTCGAAGCAGAAAGCGGCATGGGTGCGTGAGCACGGCACGACGATTCTCGACTTCGGTGCCGGGCATTTGACCGAGACCAAGATGCTTCGACGCGCTGGTTTGGATGTCACGCCCTTTGAGCCTTACCATATTTCACGTTCGGAGATCGACCGCGAGAAGAGCTTGGAACTGGTCCGTGAATTCCTTGATGCCGTTGCAAGTGGCACGGAGTGGACGTCGATCTTTCTGGCCAGTGTGCTCAATTCAGTGCCGTTCCAAACCGACCGTGAGCACATCGCAACACTGCTCGCCGCACTCTGCCGTCCCGAAACAAAGGTCTATGCCTGCGCTTCAAGCATCAGCGAAACCGGTTGGCGTCAGGTCAACGGGAAAGCCTTCCTCAACAAATCCAACTCCGGCAATATCGCCTTCCGCCTGGACTACGAGAAAGGCATCCGCATCGGCGACTTTCAGGACAAACCGAAGGTCCAGAAATACCACACGCAAAAAGAATTCCATCAGCTATGGACTCACTCATTCCGCTCCGTTAAAGTCCGGGAGTTGAGCAATAACATTACCGCAGAGTGTGCCCATGCACGCCCCGTCGATGCCGAGAGGCTCCGGGCGGCGATTGAGTTTGAGTTCGATTTACCATATCCCGACGGCACACGTATGGGCATGGCGGAACAGGCAAAGGAAGCCTTCAGCAAACGATTGGGAATTGCATTATGATCTACCTACTTGACCTGAACTACACACTGGTTGCGAATTCACCGAAGCGCGGAGATCAGCCGATTCGCCCGTTTATACGCCAAATCGAACAGGAGGAATATCGCCAGTGGCTCATTGAACTACTCAGGCCGCATGAGGTAATCCTTATCACGGCGAGACCGAACCGCTACCAGGACGTGACACTCGCCCGCATCAAGGACAAGTGCGGATGGGAACCGATGGATGCCTACTTTGCTGAAATCAATTCACGCCCGCACATGATCAAGGAGCACCTGCTCAAGACCTACGTCTTGCCAAAGTATGGCGACGACGGAAGCGGCTACTTTGGACTGGAGAGCAATCCGCAAACCCGAGCTATGTATGGCCGTCACGGAATCAATGCGATCCGAGTCACAGATCAGGAACTGATGATGCTCTAATTGACATCGCTGCGCTCACATGAGCGCCAATATCGAGGCCGACGACGGCATCACCACAGAAGCGAGCAACTGGGTCTTTGACGAACACGTCGCTCCACATTTCGACGAGCACGTTCGCAAGAGCGTTCCCGAGTATGACCGGGTGCAGGATTTGGCTGTTAAATTCTCGGACTGGTTTACCTATTCCGACAGCACTGTTCTCGACTTTGGGGCGGCCACCGGTGAAACGATGCTCCGCATCCGCGAAAAGCATTCGAAGCCGTTCAACCTGATTGGCTACGACAACTCGCAGGCCATGATTGAGCAAGCAGCCCTCAAGGGCGTTGAGGTCATATTCAAGGACTTGGAACGGCTCACTGACATTCCGACCTTCGCTTATGGTGTCGCGCTCTATACCTTCCAGTTTTTGCGACCACAGGCCCGTCAGCAGCTCATCTACCAAATCGCTAAAGCCATCGAACCGGAAGGTGGGCTCTTCGTGGTCGAGAAGGTGCTTGGAACGTATCCAACCACACAGGACATCATCCAACAGCTTTATTGGGACATGAAAATCGCCAATGGCCTCACTCCGGCACAAGTGCTCAATAAAGCCCACGCACTGCGCGGTTGCATGTTCCCGAAGACGATTGCGGAGAATGAAGCCGAATTCAGAGCTGCCGGATTCTCTCAAGTGGAACTGGTCTTCAAGGATCTTCAGTTCTGTGGCTGGCTCCTGATCCGTTGACGTTTCCGCAGATGCAATGGAGCATGGAAGCTTTGACGAACAAGCGGCAAAGAAGGTTCTCGATAAAGAATTTGAGAACCTGATCCGCAAAGTCGCGTCTGGGAAAACTCTGACGGCTGCTGAACGTGCCCGCATTGAATCTCGTGCTGCGGGAAGTCAGGACTCGACTGCTTACGCGAAAAACCTTGTTGAACTGGCTCAGCTGTTAGGCGTCACCCGCCGCACGCTGACGACATGGCGCAAACAGGCAGGTGCGCCGAAGCCCGAAGCGAATGGGCAGCACGATGTCGCAGCATGGCGAGAGTTTGTGCGTTCGCGTGGGCTCAAGGGCGGCGGCGAACCAGTCCACAATCAGGAAGCCCTCAAAGCCCGAAAGCTACTCGCTGAAATCGAAGAACGTGAACTGCGGCTGGCCATTCGCCGGGGTGACTATCTCCACAAGGAAGATGTGCGCAAAGCGGTGCTCGAAGGATTGGCCCGGCTCTTTGCGATTCTCCACAAACGACTGGAAGACGAACTGCCGCCACTGTCCTGTGGCAAGGATGCGGTCGGCATACGAAAGGACAACGCCAAGGCACTCGATGAAGCTCGGCGCGAGGCCTATGAATTCTTTCAAGGGTGGACAGCATCATGAACGAGGATGTCGCCAGCATGTTTGCCGAGGCGGTGCGCCCACCGGACCGTCGTCCTCCTTGGCAATGGTGTGAGGATCACATCGCATCGATCCCATACTCACCAATGCCTGGCCGCTTTCGCTCGGACAACTCGCCTTGGGTGCGCGAGGTCATGGAGGCCATCGTCGATCCCCGCGTGAAGCTCGTCTCCATTCTCGCCAGTGTTCAGTCCTCCAAGACAACGATTCCGGAGCTTACTCTCTGCTACATCATCAAGAACTTACCCGGTCCCTGCTTATGGCTCGATCAGACCGACGAAGATGCGAAAGACCAGTCCGAGTCACGCCTACAGAAACTCTTCGATGAGTGCGAACCGGTGAAAGACCTCTTTCCGAAAGACCGCCATAAGAAGCGAAACCATACTATTCACTTCTCCAATGGCATGACGCTCTGGATTCTCGGGGCGCACAACAAAACCAACCTTCAACGCCGCTCGATACGCTGGCTCTTTGGTGACGAAACATGGCGCTGGCCTGCAGGCAACATGGCCGAAGCAGAGGCCCGCGTCACGGCTTTCGGCTGGCTGGGCAAATGCGTGTTCATGAGCCAAGGCGGTGAAGAGAACGACGACACTCACCGCAAGTTCGAGACGACCGACATGCGGGACTGGACATTCGAGTGTCCGAAGTGTGGCAAACGCCAGCCCTTCGAATGGGAAAACGTCGAATGGTCGAAGTCTGCCCGCGATGCTGAGGGCAACTGGAATTTTACGCAGGTTCGCGAATCGACCATCTTACGCTGTGGAAACTGCAACCACTACTTCCCCGATTCAGACGCCACACGTAGACAGCTCAATGCAACGGGCAAATTCGTTCGCACAAATAGCAACGCGGCCCCGGAGA